TAATGAAGTTTAACTTCTATGTTAATGGTTTATATTTAGAACCACAAGCAATTACATCAGTAGTTAATAGTGGATATAATGTAGTAGTAACTGTAAATAATTTAGCAGCTAACTTTACACAACCATTAGATTCAGGTGATGAGGTAATAGGAAACGGCAAATTTGTTGCAATATAATGGCAAGATTAAGATTTAAAAATATAAATCCATCAGGATCATTTGAAGTTAATGGTGCAATGACCGTAACAGGTAACACAACATTAAAACAAAATGATGTTTCCGGTTCTGCGCTTATAGTATCAGGCACGATGGATATAGTACAAGCTATGATCGGTGTTGAGGTAGCAAAAGCAAAATTAACAATACAAAACCTAGGCTCATTAGGCGATTCAGGATCGCTCAGTGTTATAGACTTAGGCGGGTTTTTTTAATATTTATTACAAACGTATATTAGAACATGGCTCAAATAATAAAAAATAGAAGAGGTAGCATAGGTAATGCAAAAGATGTAACCACACAAAACGGTGAGATAATTGTTGCATCGGGTTCAGTCGGTGACTTATCTGGTCCCTTTTTATTACTTGGCTCCCCAACACCAGCTGATAACGGCTTAGCAGGCGTTTACAAACCTGCTTCTAAAATATACACAGGTAACGCTGCTCCTACAATTCTTTCTGCATCTTACGGTAACGTATTAGATGGTACTCCATTCTATGCTGTAGGAAGTAATACATTATATATATTAAGTTCTGCTGGTAATACAACAATGAACTTAGCTGGTAACATTAATGGTAATACATTAACAAATTTAACAGCATCAGGCTCATTCAGTGGATCATTCCAAGGTAATGGTAGTGGATTAACAAACATATCTGCTTCTAGTATCGTTGGATTAAATTTATCTAGAATATCAACAGGATCAGTAACAGCATCAGTAGATGTTGGTGCTACTACATTCCAAGTAGCCAGTGGTAGTTCTAATTTCTTTAAAATTGCTAATAGCGGTATAGTATCAATTACTGGCTCATTAGGGATAACAAACGGAATTACAGGATCATTATTAGGTACTGCATCATTTGCAGATAGAGCAACTACATCATCATATTCTTTATCATCATCATATTCAGATACATTAGGTGCTAGCTTAACATCATCAGCAAATAATCAAGTAAGGTTATTAGCCAGTAATGGAGCTACATTATCAACTGTAACAGTAAACAATGTTACTTCAGCGTCGTACGCTTTAAGTGCATCATATGCCTCTTTCGCTACAACATCATCATATGTAGCATCTTCATCATATGTTCCTAATTTACAAGAAGTAAGTAATAAAGGTGCTACTACAACAAATGCACTTACAATGTCAGGTGCCTTTATTAATGGTACAACAGACATTAATGGTGACTTAAACGTTAAAGGTACTATAACATACATTTCATCATCAACATTACAAATTGGTGATAATATAATTGAAATCAACGTTAATAAAACCGCTGGAAACAGTGGTATGATTGTATACGATACTACAGCACCATTTACTGCATCATTACTATGGAATGCATCATTAGATAGGTGGATTGCAGGACCATATGGATCAGAATCAATTATTATATTAGCCAGCGATACAAGCTCAATGTCAGTGAATTATGCTACAACAGCATCTTACTCGACTACATTAGGTGCTAGTTTAACATCGTCTGCAAACAACCAAGTACGCCTATTAGCTAGCGACGGTAGTATTTTATCTACATTAACTGTAAATAATGTTACTTCTGCATCATATGCTTTAAGTGCTTCATATGCCTTTAATGCTACAACAGCATCATATTCATTAGTAGCTACATCAGCATCATACTCAGCTGTTGCTACAAGCGCATCATATTCAGCATTTGCTACTAGCGCATCATATGCTGCAACAGCATCATCAGCCGATATATTTTTAGTTAGAAATGGTCTTACCGTTAATAGTGGTGCTGTAATAACAGGATCATTAATTGTAACTAATGGTATTACTGGTAGTTTACTAGGTAATGTATTTGGAACAGCATCGTGGGCTAATAACGCTACAACAGCATCATATGCTTTACAAGCTACTTCAGCATCATACGCATCTCAAGCTACAACAGCATCATATGCTTTACAAGCTACAACGGCATCATATGCTTTAACAGCATCGTATGTTAATACATTATTCCAAAATTTAATTGTAACTGGATCAATATCTACTACAAATGGTATATTTGATAACTCATCAGGAACAGGTTCTCATTTTATGTTTATGTCGTCATCTAACAAAATATCATATGTTACTCCAACGACATCAGGAGATTTAATTCAATGGAATGGTACAACGATGGTAGCTACAAACCTTATTGACGGAGGTACATTCTAACGTAATAATTCAATTTTCTTCCATATTTATATAAGACCTATATAGGTTCCTTATAATCCCATAGATATGGCCCAACAAGTAAAACTACGCAGAAGTTCTGTAGCGGGTAATAAACCTACAACCGCACAATTAGAATTAGGTGAATTAGCCATCAATACAAACGATGGTAAATTATATTTCGAGAAATCATCATCACTTGGTGAATCAGTACAAGAAATAATTGTAACTGATGCTTGGAATACAGGGTCAATCAATGTATCAGGTTCAGTTACTGTATCTGGTTCTATCAATGCAACTTCATTTATAGGATCATTATTTGGAACAGCGTCATACGCTTCAAACGCATTAAGTTCATCTTATGCTCTAGTATCAACTAGTGCTTCATATGCCGCTACATCAACTAGTGCATCATACGCATCTCAAGCTACAACAGCATCATATGCTAACAACGCTACAAGTGCATCATACGCTAATGCTGCTACATCAGCATCATACGCTTTAACAGCATCATATGCCGCTACAGCTTCTTTAGCACAAAATGCATCTGATATATTAGTATATGTTAAAAACTCATCAGGTGCTCAAATTAATAAAGGTAAAGTTGTAAGAATTATAGGAGCAGTAGGTGATAATCCTTTAATTGCAACAGCATCTTATGAAAATGATAATAATTCAGCTAACACATTAGGTATTACTTATCAAAACATTCCAAATGATGACTTTGGTTATGTAATAACTGAAGGTACTCTAATTGGAATTAATACCAATACTTTTACAGCAGGTCAATTAATATATTTAGGAGCTACTGGTAGTATTATAGGTACTGCTCCTGTAGCGCCACTTCATGCTGTACGTTTAGGTGAAGTATTACGTTCACAATTAAATAATGGTTCAATTTATATTCGCGTAGATAACGGATATGAACTTGGAGAATTACACGATGTTAAAGATACATCTACAACAAGCTCTTATGGAGATTTACTTGTTAAGAGTGGTAGTGTATGGACTAACTCAAATCAACTAACTGGTTCATATGGTTTAACTGGTAGCTTAAATGCAACATCATTTACTGGTTCACTTTTAGGAACAGCATCATATGCTACACAAGCATTAAGTTCATCTTATGCTTTAAATACAACTTCAGCATCATACGCTTTAAATGCAACATCAGCAGCTACAGCATCATACGCTAACAACTTTACAGTTGCTGGAACATTAACAGCCCAAACATTAGTTGTACAAACAATAACATCATCTATTATATATTCATCTGGTTCTAACCAGTTTGGTGATGCTACAAACGATACTCAATTATTGATTGGTACTACTAAAGTAACAGGTAGTTTAGAAGTTACAGGAAGTACTACAATTACAGGATCATTAAATGTATCTTCAGGTATTACAGGATCATTATTAGGAACAGCATCATACGCTGTAAATGCATTAACAGCATCATATTATAATGGTAGTGTAGTTAGTGCATCATACGCTTTAACAGCAACATCAGCATCATACGCTCAGGTAGCAGTAAGTGTTTCATACTTTAGTGGAAGTATATCTACTGCCATTAGTGCATCATACGCTGCAACAGCATCATACGCTGTATTAGCTACAACAGCATCATACTTTAGTGGTAGCTTATCAGCTCCAGGATCAACAACACAGATACTATACAATAATGGAGGTACTGTAGCAGGTGATTCTGGATTAGTGTATAGTGGAAGTAATGTGGGTATCGGAACTACAAGTCCAGGATATAAACTGGAAGTAAATGGCACACAAAGAGTAGTAGGTAATTTTTATTTATATAATACAGTAACTAATGTAGCTTCAAACTACTCTAATCAAAGAGGACTTGGATTTGATGCATCTACAGGTGCTACAGAAATAGCAGCAAGTACAGTTCCTTTACAATTAAGTAGATTTAGTACTACTGGAGATGTACTTACTATTCGACATTCAGGATCATATGTTTCTTCTCTTAAGACAGATGGTGGAGCTATATTTACAGGTAATGTAGGTATCGGAACTACAAGTCCTTTAGAAATATTACATTTACAATCAAGCCAACCAGTTATTCAATTTACTAAAACAGGCATTTTAAATTGGAAAATAGGGAATATATCGGGGAATAATTTTACTATTAATACTGATGCGGGAGGTGGAGATGCTTTTAACATTCTAACTAATGGTAACGTTGGTATTGGAACAACAAATCCAAGTGCTAGACTAAGTTTAGGATCATCAACAAATGGAGAAAGAATAACATGGTCAGATTTTAGCAACGTATTTAGTGAATATAGTAGTGCTGATCTATGGCTATCAGCTAACTTTTATGGTAACTTAGGCTCAAGTGGATACAAAACATCTTTTACAGCAGCTTATGGTGCTGCCGGTATTTCTGTAAGTAGCACAGGTGCTGGATTAGATGGAGTGCTTAGATTCTTTGTTAATAATGCTGCTTCAAAAACAGCCGGAGATGCATTTACACCTACTGAAAGAATGCGTATCACTGGAGGTGGTAATGTCGGTATTGGTACTACATCTCCAACTTATAATCTCCACACATACGGAACAAATCCAAGAAACCTTATTCAAGATCCAAGTGCAGGATACCCAATTCTACAATTAAACAATGCCAGTGGTAACTTCTACATGTCAATAGACAACTCAGCAGGTACTGGTTTTGGATCAGCCTATGGTCGTTATCTATATTCTGACGGTGCTTACCCAATGATGTTTGTTACAAATGATGTTGAAAGAATGCGTATCACGTCAGGTGGTAATGTTGGTATTGGATTAACATCTCCACAAAAAGTATTAGATGTATTAAGTGGAGCAAATAATTTTACAACAGCTGGTGCTGATAATTTAAGTGTAGGTCAATGGGCTGGTGTTCATTTTGGATATAGAGAAAATAATACAGACTATAGAAAATCAGCTATTGTTTTTGAAAGAACAGATCTTACATCTAACAATGCACAAGGTAAAGTACATATACTAAATGGACCACAAGCTGGAGCTGGTAGTGCTACATTAGCTGATGCTAAATTAACTATTAATGAAGCTGGTCAAGTTGGTATTGGCACTACTGCTCCTACATTAAAATTAGTTGTTGATGGAGGTTCTGCGGATTTTACACCAATATGGGCAAAATCATCTTTGTTAGTAAGTAATAAATATTATGCATCAATTATAGCAGGTTATACTTTAAATACTAATCAAGCAGCTCAATTTGGTTATGTTTATGATACTATAACACCTGCTAATTCTTTTGCGCATATTACTCCTTATGGTTCTTCTGAAGGAAGTGTATTTAAAATAAATACAACAGGTGCAGCAACATTTATAAGTAGTGTAACAGCTAATAGCTTAATTGTTAGCTCATCATTAATAGCAAACCAAAACACAGCATCACTAGCATCAGGAGCACAAACCATATCAACAAACGCTACCAGCTCATATACAGCAGCATTCTTTAACTACACTGTAGCTTCAGGATCAAATGCTAGAGCAGGACAAGTAACAGCAGTATGGAATGGTGGAAGTATTCAATATACAGACGTATCAACAACAGACATAGGTTCTACCTTAGGAGTAGCATTTACTGCTTCGCTAAGTGGAGCAAACGTTAGATTAACAACAGTACTTCCAACCTCAGGATGGACAGTAAAAACATTAGCAAATCTATTATAATATGACATACGAAGTACAAATGCAATTTATTCCTGGATTGGATCAAATATGGGTAGCAGAGCTAACACCAGAATCACCAATTTACAGATACAATAATGAGCCAGAAGCACAAGCCAAGGCTACAGAATTACAAGATGCTGATCCGACAGGACGAAAATATAGAGTAGCATCTATGGCTATTGTAGAGTAATCTACATTTAGTTTATATTTATATTAAACACCATTAGTGGAAAGTGAAACTAATAAGACATGGCAAACGAATTTATAGCTCGTAATGGACTCATTGCGCAGAACAACTCCACAGTAAGTGGCTCTTTAACAGTAACAGCAGGTATTACAGGCTCCATTTTTGGATCTGCATCATACGCTACAACAGCAGCAACAGCATCATATGCTAATAACTTTACAGTAGCAGGTACATTAACTGCTCAAACGTTAGTTGTTCAGACTATAACATCTTCAACTGTATATTCTTCGGGATCAAATATATTTGGTAATAGCTTAGCTAATACTCAAACATTTACTGGTTCAATGTATCAAACAGGATCAGTAGCTGCGTTTATGGGTAGTGTTGGTATAGGTACTACTAATCCAGGTTCAAAATTAGAAGTTGTTGGTATAGGAAGATTTACTGGCGCTGGAGGAAGAAGTGTTGTTCTAGAGGGTAATGGGGCTGGTAAAATAGATATTAATGGGGATGGAGCTACTTACGCAGTAGGAATAGCATTTAATAGTCAATTAGGTGGTACTACTTTAAGTGGAATATGGGATTACGGAAGTGGAACAACCCAAAATTGGTTAGCTGTAGGTGGTACTAGTTACAATAACGCGGCGATGTATATTTTACCATCAGGTAATGTTGGTATCGGTACTACAAACCCTACTGCTAGATTAGAAATACCTTCAGCTAGTTCAGGCACAACAATTCTTGTTGGAAGAGCAGTTGGAAATTCTAGTATTAAAGCATTATCGGATGCTGCTGGTGGTATTCTAGCATTAGACTCAGCAGGAACAGGAAATGGATTAATTTTAAATCATTACACATCCGATAACATATGGATGGTTACTGGTGGGGGTAGTGTTGGTATTAATACTAGTAGCCCTTCTTACAAACTCGACGTATCAGGAAGTGGCCGATTTACAGGTGGATTAAGTCTAACCTCAGAAAACCCACAACTAACATTCACAGACACAACAGCAGGTGAAGATGATATGACTTTAAGTATGAATGGTGATTACTTAGAGTTCTTATCAAATGCACTTAGAAATATAATCACTGTACATGGTGAAACATCAACCTATACTGGTAATGTTGGTATAGGCACTAATGTTCCAACTCAAAAATTAGAAGTAAATGGTGGTGATGCTTTAATACGAACTTCTTACATAGGTAACATATCCGCATTTGGTACAAACTATGCTTCATTTTCACACATAGCACGTACGGGGTCAGGAGATTATTCATTCATATCCGCAAATGATGGTACTACTTACATCAATGCTAAAACATCAAGTCCAATAAGATTTAGAATTGATAATACTGATAAGGTAATAATCAACTCTTTAGGTAATGTTGGTATTAATACTACAAGCCCAAACAACACTCTTCAAGTAGTAGGAGGCATTACAGCAACATCATTCACAGGTTCATTCTCAGGGTCATTAACCGCTCCAGGATCAACAACACAAATACTATATAACAATGCAGGCACCATAGCTGGTGATTCTGGATTAATATATAGTGGATCTTACGTTGGTATTGGTCTTACAAACCCATCAGCACCATTAGATACAAATGGTGTACGTTTAGGTAGAAATTGGGCAGTTGCTGGTCGTGCTAATATTAGATTAGACTCTAGTGGATCAGCTTACCCAGCAGATATTTTATTTGGACACACAGCAGCAGCTAATCAAACTAGTTGGGATGGGGCTTATTGGTCATTATCTTCTAGAGCGGATAATGCTAGTAATAGATTTTACATATATAGAGGAGGAGGTAATCCAAGTGGTTCTGGTGAAGAAGTTATTATGGCTTTAGAACCTAATGGTAAAGTCGGCATTGGTACTACAAGCCCATTAACCCAACTACAAGTAGTAGGTGGATATATTAGTACTAAAGATAATGCTGCTTACGGTGGTGCTTTCTTAGAAGGTGGTAATGGTATTAGTTATTTTGGATCATTAGGATCAGATGATATTCAATTATATACTGGTGGAGCAACAAAGGTAACAATTAAACAAAGTACTGGTAATGTTGGTATTGGTTCTACAGCCCCCGGCTATGCATTAGATGTAGTAGGTGATGCTAGAGCTAGAGGCTTTATTGTAGAGGGAGGAGGAGCATATGCTTCTGGATCAATTTATTCTGATGGAAATTGGGGTATGTTATTCCGAGCACGACAAGCATCTCCAGTACAAGCTCAGTTTATGTGGGCTACTGCAGGCGATACTGAGTTAATGAGAATTAGTGCTGCTGGTAATGTTGGTATTGGAACTACAAGTCCAGGAGCAAAACTCCACGTCTTAGCAGGATCAAACAGCACCAGCATGTTATTAGACCATGGTAGTTCTGCAGATAGAACTTACTTTGGATTTGATGGTACTGGAAACTATATAGAAACAAATGGAGCTACTACAGCTAAACAAAGATTAAGATTACAAGTATATAACAGCAGTAGTCTAGCATATACTCAATTATTTATAGATGGAGGCAATAATGTAATTTATACTAGTGCTACGGCAAATGTTGGTATTGGTATTACAAACCCAAGTAGTAAACTACATGTTTACAGTTCAGGAGCTACTAGTGTAAATATTCAATCGGGTGGTGGTGATTATGCTTATCTTCAACTTTCTACTCCTGCTAGTGGTGATGGATATTTAATCAAAAATACAGCTACAGCTAATAGCACAGTTGGCAAAAGTTTATACTTATGGAATACTGATGGTCCAATTCAATTTGTACCTAGTGCTACTATAGGGAATGCTGTTACAATCAGTACATCTGGACATGTAGGTATTGGTAGCGCTAGTCCATCTTCTATCTTAAACACATCAGGATCAAACCAAGGAATCACACACGATGATGTAGCTGGTAAAGGATATATAAGATTTAGAAATAGTGGTACTACATTAGCATTATTTGGTGTAGCAGGATCTTGGGAAGGTAGTACTTTACAAGATACAATGATTGCCGCTGAAACAGGATTAAACATTAGATTCTATACTAATGGATCAGCAACACCTAAAATGTTTATTTCAAGTTCAGGTGATGTTGGTATTGGTACTACTAGTCCAGGATACAAGTTAGATGTAAACGGAAATGCTAGAGTGAGTGGTCAAGTTGTATCAAATACTCAATTTAATGTTGCTGGTACTCCTACTGCTAATAGTGGAGATTTAGTAAACATAAGAGATTTAAGTGCAACGGGGGCTAACACTACTTTTGGTGGTGTATTTTTTAACTCAAGCCCCGGTAGCGATTACTCAATAGGTAAATTAACCGAAAATAATAACGGATTTTTACAAATAAGAAATGGAAATAATGGTGCAGAATTATTAAGAATCAATTCTACTGGTGTAGCAACATTTAGTGCAGGCGTAACAGCAACCTCATTCACAGGTTCATTATTAGGAACAGCAACTAATGCAACTTCTGCATCATATGCAGCAACATCATCTTATGCTACTAACTTTACAGTAGCAGGTACATTAACAGCACAAACGCTTGTAGTACAAACTATAACGTCTTCAATTGTATACTCTTCAGGTTCGAATATATTTGGTAATGACTTAACTAACACTCAAGTGTTTACAGGTTCACTATATCAAACAGGATCAGTAGCAGCATTTATGGGAAGTGTCGGTATTGGAACAACAAACCCAGGCTCAAAACTATATGTAGAAGGTGGATCAGCAGATTGGAGTCTTCCAACCCCAGGAACAGCAGTAGGTACAATACATCTAGATCCAGGAGTTGCTACAGACAACTTTGGTAATGCTATTACCTTTGGAGCAAGTGATTCAAGTGCTGGTGCAACAGCAATGGCTGGTATCTATGTAAGAACAGATGGTGCTTATGGTTCAAAGATGTACTTTGGTACAACAGACTCATATGTCGCTGGATCTAAAATAGCAGTAACTATCAATGAAAGTCAACGTGTTGGTATTGGAACTACAGATCCTGCTACTAAGCTTCATGTCTACTCATCAGGAGGAGGAATGGAGTTATCTCCGGGATCAACAACTACACTTGAATTTATAGATAGAGCAAATACATCTGCAACTGTTAATACAGCTTTTTATACAAGACTTGGTTATTTTTCTTGGAATATAGGTAGTTATTCTGAAGCAATGAGAATAACTGGTGGTGGTAATGTCGGAATCGGCTCAACATCACCAACCGAAGGCAAATTAGTTGTCAATGGTGGAGTATATGCAACTTCATTTACAGGTTCATTCTCAGGTACAATAGCAGCACCAGGATCAAACACCCAAGTAATGTATAATAACAGTGGTGTTATAGCAGGTTCTTCAAATCTAACCTTTGATGGTTCTACATTGAATGTAACAGGAACTTTAACAGCTACAGTTAAATCATTCGTAATTGATCACCCAACCAAAACAGATAAGAAATTACAATACGGTGTACTTGAGGGACCAGAACATTCAGTTTATGTTCGTGGTAAACTAAAGAACACCAACTATATTCCATTACCAGACTACTGGCATGCATTAGTGCATGAAGATAGTATTACTGTTAATATAACAGCTATAGGTAGAAACCAAGAGATTTGGGTTAATGAGGTTACTGATCGAGGAATATATTTAGGATATGAAGGCGATACAATAGAATATTTCTATACTGTGTTTGCTGAACGTAAAGATATAGATAAATTAGTTACTGAATTTGATAAGGAGATTTAAGTTATGGCTTTAAATTATGGACCTATATTACCTAACAAAGAAAATCTGATATTTACATATCAGCCAGGAGCAACAACACCATTTACTAATTTTACAGCTTCACTAGCATCTGATGTGGCTACTCCTTCAAAAGGAGCAGTTATGGGGCCTAGAAGAAAAAATGCTGACCAAACTACAGTATATGATGATATCTACTCAGTAGATAATTACCAAGGAATTCCAACATTATCTCTACAAAATATTGCTAGTTCAGTTTATAATTTAAATACAGCTAATACAAATATATATACTCTATCTTTATGGGTTAAAGTTGTACAATTTCCTACTAAATATAATCGCACAGCATCATTTGGATCTGATACTGGTCTTGTTACAAAAACAAAACGAGCAGCATTAGCTAAATTTGATTACTCATATTCAGGAGCAGGAACTCAATATAACGGATTTATACAGTTTGGAGCTATGGCTCCTTATTATAAAAACGCTAGTGGAACTCCAAATTACAAATCAGTATTTTCTCCTATATCGTTTGGAGCTGCTATATGTTGTGCTAAATATCAAGCAAGTGTTTACACTGATTATAAATTTAATTTAAATCAATGGTATCTACTTACAATACAATTACAAAGTAATTCTAATTTTGCTTCTTCTGCTCAAACACTTAATGTTAAAATGTTTGTAAATGATTCTCAAGAAAATATTGCTAAATGTTTAGGTATAGCATGGAGACAACATTTCGGAAAACGTTTAAAAAGACAACTAGGTGACGTAGCAGGGCAACCCGGATTTTATAATCGTGCAACAGGAGGAACAGTATCAAATGTTAGTTCACAATCTTTAACTTATAATTATTTTATAAATTTAGCTAGACTAAATTGTATATCATATTCTCCTGTATTACAATTTGGAAGTGAAGGAGTTCGTGCAATAAGTAGTAATAATGGTATAAACACCCCAGGTATAATCTCTGGTACTCATAGTGCTAGATTTAACGTAGGATCATCTATTAATTTTGGTCAAACATATATTTATAATACGGCATTTAATTCATCACTATATACTCAATTTAATAGTTTATACAGTTAAAGATATTATCCTCTGCGGAGGGTGGACTGGTACTACAGAAATGTAGTTTATCTAGGGGCGTGAAAGCGCCCCTTTTTTCAAACAAAACAAAATTATAATATGCCGTCATCAGTAGGACCAAATATAATAGGAGAAAATAATATAGTATTAGCTTATGATACTGGTGATACGGTTAATTCGTATAAGGGAGAGCCTACAACTAATTTATACACAACATTAGGCTTTGGGTTCTACCAGCAAGAAGGAAACCATTCAGCTGTAAGAACTACTGGTCCTGCTCCTGATTTAACTTTACCATCTAACTATGATTATACTACTGTAACTGCTACTGGTAATTGGCAATCAGAAGTTAATCGATTAATTATATGGACAGATTCTGGTTTATCTTCAGGTACATATAATATATCTTTTTGGGCTCGAGTAACTAGCACAGCATCAGCAACAATAGGGTGTGCGTTTTATGGTAATAGTCTTAACCAATCAATGTCATTAACAACTCAATGGCAACGTTTTTCTATACAATCTACTACCCATTCTACATATAGAGCTACTGAATTTGGTTCTTTAAGTGGAGCTATTGTATTTCAAATTGCTGGATTACAAATAGAAGCAATATCACATGTAACACCATATGTTAGTGGTACTCGCTCAGTAACACAAGGTCTACTACCAATAATAAGTAATACATCATTAGATTTATCTAATATGTCTTATACTTCAAATGCACAAATAACATTTGATGGAACGAATGATTATATAGATATAGGAAATTTAGGTACAATTGGTAATGAATATAGTATAGAATGTATATTTAATTCATCAGCAGTAGTAAACTATAGAAATGTATTTGATATGAATTATGCTACTTATGCTGGTGTAACAGGTAATGTTGGGCCTCGATTAGAGCAATACTCAGATGGAACATTTTCAATCACATGGTCAGGTGTCACAAATAACAATTCATTAGCTGTTGGAACTACACCAATATCAATTTCTGCTAATACCAATTACCATGTAACTTTTGTACAAAATGGATTAAATGGATCTATATACTTAAATGGTGTATATAGAAACCAAACAAGTAACACATATGGTTATATTCAAACTTTTGGAGATGCAAATTTAGGTAGGGGATTTGAGTTAGCTGGAGATAGATACTTTATAGGTTCACTCCCAGTATTTAAAGTATACAACAGAGCACTAACATCATCCGAAATACAACAAAATTACCAACAATATAAATCACGTTTTAATTTAAGCTAATATGTCAGTAGCAAATGGATATGGAAAAATAATAACAAGTGGATCAATATTCGCTTATGACACTGGTGACTTTAAAAATTCATATATAGGAGAGCCTACAACAAATTACCAAAATGGAATTAGTCCTTGGACTGTTGGAGGTGTAAATACTGATGTTAGTAATACTATTGATCAGGGACCAATAGCAAATGCTAAAACATGGAAGTTTGAAAAAACAGGAACTTCGAACCAATGGAATGGTTGGGAAGATACTTATGGAGGAATATGGACTGGAAATTCAGGTGATATTTGGACTACGAGTTATTGGTATAAAACAACTGCACCTGCTGGAAGTACAGCATTTGGTATTGGATACTTTTATTTGTCAAATTGGTCTGCACCTTATAATACATCAATATTAGCTAATTCAAATGGTATTATAGCTGATGGACAATGGCATTATAATTATACAACAACCCAGTTTAATGAAAATTATAGCAATGCTATTATTGTAGATGGACCTTCTTGGGGATATAGTACCCAAGCAGGTACTTTATATATAAACGGATTACAATGGGAAAAAAAATCTCACCCAACTCCTTTTGCTGGGTATACTCGCTCAGTAACTCAAGGCTTACTTCCTATTGTAAGTAACCAAACGTTAAATTTATCCGCTGTATCATTCGATACAAACGCTCAAATGATATTTGATGGTACAAACGATAAAATCGATACAGGATTAGGGAACATTGGAAATAACGTTTCATTCGCCGCTATAATTAATTCAGCAGGTTCAGCAAACGAATATAATATGTACATGGGACAATTATTACCATACATGGGAGCGTATGCTGGAGTATTAATTATATTTTCAGATTATATTGATTCAGTACAACGAACAATAAATACTAATAGTGGTACTATAGTTACAGGACAAAACCATTATGTGGTTTGTACTAGGGAATATGATGGATCTAGTACTACAAATAAAATATATATTGATGGTAAACTACTAAATTCAGGAACATGGAGTGGTGCTCCTACATATGTTGGGTATAATATAACAGTTGGTGATGGACGATCAACTTCTACATGGTATCCATTTTATGGAAAAGTAAACGCAACACAAATATACAATAGAACACTAACAGCCGGTGAAATTGAACAAAATTACCAGCATTATAAAACACGTTTTAACTTAAGTTAATATTTATAGGTATATGGATGAATTTTTAAATAGACGTTGGCTAGTAATACCAACAAGCATAACAGGATCAATTGACTTTAGCCAAGTATTAGATACTAACGCTAGTACACTACGCTATAGTGTAGATGGTACTGAAACATTCGTTAAGTATGAAACCAATACTGTAACAGCTAGCTATACAGTAGACTACATAAACGCAGAAACAAACGAAACAGGTAGCTATACGATAGAGGCAGGAGTATATGGTCGTCCATCTTCTATATATTCAACAGAATATACAGAATATAATCACGAAGAAATACTAACATTATTATCCACAGAAGCGTGGACACAACCAATGATAATAGAATAATATGGCAGATATTAGAATAACCCCAGCATCCAGCATAATGGCTTTCACAAGCTCATTATCGTTTAAGGAAACATTAACACAAGATGCTTCGGGATCTATAGTTTTATATGGATCTGGTTCTACAGGTAGAACCAATGTGTTTGCCATAGATGGAGGTAGTGGTAGATTATTCTCTGTTGATGACAGCTTATCAGATTCATTATTTTCAGTAAATACAATCGCTGGTTTACCAGTGATAGAGGCATTCGCAGACAATACAGTTAACATAGGAAAATATGGAGCTTACTCATTTGTAGCTACAGGCTCAGGTGATGCTCGTATTGGATCGGGTAGTGTAATGTTTGTAAGTGCTAGTGGTAATGTTGGTATTGGTACTACTAGTCCAGGCTACAAATTAGATGTTGTAGGAGATATAAGATTACAAGGTAATAACCAAGTATATTTTGACACTACCAGTGATAGTGCTAGTAACTATATTGGTATAACAAATGACTATTGGTTAACATTATATTGCGGCAGAGGAAATAATTCTAGAATAGACTTAACAAATGGTACTGGTATTTTGTTTTCTGAATCAGGAACAGAAAGAATGCGTGTTAACGCTGGAGGTAATGTAGGTATTGGTACTACAAGTCCTGATTCAAAATTACATGTATCTACAACAGCATCTAATCCATTCAGAATGGTTAGAACTGGTGGAACTGCTACTAACTTTGGATTTGAATTTGGAGGTGGAGATATTGGATTATATAACTACTCAACTTCTGCATATGGTTGGTTTCTTACAGCAGCAGGTTTGGTCGGCATAGGAACAACGAGCCTAACCTATAAATTCGAAGTACACAACAATGCAACAGCAAATGCTGCATTACTTTATAGTTCAACATCTGCAACTACTGTAGCTATAGGAAGTACAAGTAATACTAACAACGCAAACGTAATATGGTACACAGATAGTGGTACGGGTCAAATATTTAGAGGTGGTACTGGATTTAGCGCATGGGCTGGTGCATTATCTTTAAACATTTATAATAGTAATGGTCCTATAGGTTTCCATCCAGGAGCTACAGCTAATGCATTATATCTTACTACTGGTGGTTTAGTTGGTATTGGAACTAATAGTCCACTTAACCTGCTTCACGTATCACAAGCGTCAGCAAATACTATTTTCAGATTAGGTAATAACGCATCATACGACCAATTTATATACTTCAATGGTGGTAATGATTGGTCATTAGGTATGGATTATTCTAATTCTAATGCTTTTGTATTATCCAACGCTTCATCTATCGGTACTAATGATAGATTAGTAGTTACAACTGGAGGTAACGTAGGTATTGGCACTACAAACCCATCTGAAAAACTAGCAGTAGCAGGTGCTATTACAAGTACAAGTATTATATATACATCTGCAGGTAGTTTACTCGCTCGAGCAAGTGGAACCGAAGGAGCTCAATATCAATTAAATGGTATTACAGTAGGATATAGTGCAACAGGAACTTATGGCTGGCTTACAGCTGGTGGAGCCGCGGCAAGAACATCTTTAGCTTTAAATGCAGGTGGTGGTAACGTCGGTATTGGAACTACAAATCCAAGTTTTAACCTAGACATAGCAGGTAGTGCTAGAGCGTTTGTAGGAGCAGGTACAACCAACTATAACTACTTCCAAGTAGCAGAAATTGGTGCTAACCTATATGGTAGATTCCATTATATTCCAAGTGGTTTCTCTACTGCTGGTCTTACTTTAGCTAATAGCGTTTTGATAAACGCAGCAGATGGAGCAACAGCAGGTTTAGTTATTAGAACAGATGCAAATGCTCCTATTATATTTGGTACAAACCAAACTAGTGAGAAGATGCGTATCACTGGACCTGGGGCAGTTGGTATTGGTACCACTAATCCAGGTACTAACTTAGAAGTATATTCATCTAATGCCATAGTTAGGATTACAAATACAAATGCTAATTCTTATAGTGAACTTCATTTTAATGAAGGAGGAACAGTGAAAGCTGAGCTATTTGTTGTTGGATCTACTCAAACAACATACGGAGGATCCAACTCACTTAACATATATCAAGCATCAAATGCACCTATAGCATTTTTTACTAATGGTGGCAATGAAAGAATGCGTATTACAGGAGCTGGTAATGTTGGTATAGGAACTACATCACCACAAGCTTTATTAGATGTAAACGGCGGTGATGGCACACCAGCAGGAACACAATTTACAGCGGTTATCAAAGGTACTTCATCAAGAACATTATATTTTGATGGTGGTGGTTCAGGGGCTTCAGTATGGTGGGGTGATGGTAACTCTCCTCAATTTGCAATAGATTCAATTTCAGGTGGTGGAGCAGCATTTTGGACAAATGATGGTAGTTGGTCTGAAAGAATGCGTATTACCTCCGCAGGTAATGTAGGTATAGGAACTACAAACCCATCAACCAAACTAGATGTAGTAGGTGCAAATATAAGAACAGATAAAGCATTTATGTCTCAAGGATCAAATGCAACGTGGTCTGGAGCTGCCTGTTTTATGGATTATATCCCGGCTTCATCTTATGGTAGAATAGGAGTATATGATTATGGTGAACCTACTTGGCAAAATTTATATGTTGGTGGAGGAGGAAAGGTAGGTATTGGTACTACAACATTTACCTACAAGTTAAACTTACTTGGTGATTTGTATATTACTGGTGGATCTATAGGTGTAGGTGTTGCTCCAAATGCTACAGATGGTAGAATTGATGCTTCAAACGATATTGTAGCTTACTCAACATCCGATATTAGATTCAAAGAAAATATACAACGTATTCCAAACGCTTTAGAGAAAGTAAACACATTATCAGGTAATACATTTACTTGGAAACCTGATCCTGAATTAACTAAGCTACATGGTTTTGAAGGAAACGATGTTGGTATCATAGCTCAAGAAATTGAAGCAATTTTACCAGACATTGTAACTACGAGAGATTCAGGATACAAAGCAGTTAAGTATGAAAAACTAGTACCACTATTGATTGAAGCTATCAAAGAACTAACCGATAAAGTAAACAAACTAGAGAACAAGTAATGGCAATTCCTCTTACAGGTCCTATATCATCTAGTATGGTTAATGTTGAATTTGCTAGATCAGCTACTGCAACATTTTCTATAAAAACAGCGTTTGAGAATGGTTATGGAGTTATTAATCGAAACTCAGCAGCTGGAGCTAACATATACTCTCAAGTAGTAAACTACGGTGATGATTATAATTTAGGGATGTTTCGTGGATATAATAATTCATCACCTATGTTGTTTGATTATAACTTCAATAATAATTCGGATTTTGGTATCCTAATAGCATGTAGTATCCACTCAGGTAATGTTGTAGCTAACCCATATATAGATGCCTTTAGCTCAGCCGGTCAAAATAATATTAATACAACAAGATCAACCAATAGTATCTTTTACTTGCAAACAGTACCTGATAGTTCTCAATATATGGATGTATCTTTATTTGATTCTAATACTTATGCATCTATTTACTATAATGCTGGAGTTTTATCAACAGACTTTGAACCAGCAGCAGTAGCTTTAGGCACTATCTATTCCTATCAACATGTAATCTTACTTATAGATCTTTATAATTAATAATTAATTTACTATTTTTTTATATATTTATATTAAAATAACAATTATGGCAATCGAAATCAAAAACTTCAGCCCAGTATGGGAATTTGTTCAACCAAACTTTGGTCCAATGATGGGAAATCCAATCCCACAATATTATAATGGAGCTTATATGTTCCTACAATGTTCAATTAACAATGGTACATCTATCAGTGTAAGTGCAAACTTATGGGATAAGAAACCAGAGTGGACTCCAGGTGAATCAGGTTCAACCGATTACAATGGTGCTAGAACAATCACTAACTTAAACTTCGGTACTGTAAACACAGATGTTGAAGGTAATGTATTATTAGCTGCACACAACTATGTAGTATCATCATCATTACCTAATAACCCAGGTGTTGAGTTTAATATTATTGATCTTTCATAGTTTGTAATCTGATTTGGCGTTTTAGGAAAGTTTTTATATATTTATATACAAGAAACTTAAAACCCATTAAAACATTATGTCAACATTTTTAATCTTTGTAGTAATTACACTATTAGTAGCTATCGGTATCGGATTCGTTATCGTAGGTAAAGAAAACACACCAGAAGGTGAAGCTAAAAAACCAAACTCATTGTTCCCAATTGAAGACCACCCAGCGTTTGAAGATGTTCCAGTAGCAGTAGAAAAACCAGTGGTAGTAGTACCTAAGCCTAAGAAAAAATACTACAATAACAACAACAACAAAAAAACAATTAAAAAATAATTATGTCTAGCATTAAATTAAAGTTACACGAATACTATTCATTGGATAGTGAAATCAATGGATTAAAAAATCCACAAACTGGTGAAGTATTATCTGAAGGCTTATTAGCTGAGAAATTAGGTTTAGTTACTAAATATTGGTTAACTGATCTATCTAAGAAAGTAGCAGACGAAAAAACAGCAATCGAAACCATGAAGACTGATTTAATCAAGAAACATGGCACTGAGGATGAAGATAAAAATATCTCAATTCCAATGTGGATCGATGAAGAAAAAGATGAAGATGGAAACATTATCTCAGCTAAACCAAATCCAACATTCATTAAATTCCAAGAAGAATTCAATGCATTGTTGCAAGAGGAAAAAGAATTAGAATACCACGAATTTAAATTAGATGATTTTAAATCAGTAGAAACATCTGAAAACTACACTGTATTCTATAAATTAGTTCAAGTTGACTAATGAAACTGTTAGAAATAGCAGAAGCATGGATAATCGCTGAAAACCCAAACCCTACTCAAAAGGCAATAGCCGAATATAGGGTTTCGGTTTGCGACCAATGTCCACATAAAACATTCAATAAAGTATTTGATTCGTTCCTATGTGGTATATGCCATTGCCCATTAAGTAAAAAAGTATTTAGCTCGTTAGAAGGACCTAAAGCATGTCCTGAAGCGCGCTGGGAAAAATAAAAATAAAGATTATGTCAGAAGTACAAACATTAACCACAGAAGAATTAGATTCTATCAAAAACCTACAGAAAAAATATAATACAGTTATATTTGAATTAGGTAGTATTGAAGCGCAATTAACAGCTATCCACAAACAAACGCAAGAATTAGAGGCGGAAAAGAAAAACGTTATCGTTGATCTAGAGAAGATAGGTGAAACTGAAAAAGAAGTAATTGATGCGCTTCAAGTTAAATATGGTGCAGGGAATATAAATATCGAAACGGGCGAGATTACCTCATTCTAATACTGTTTCTGCGTTTTATATAATTCTGTGAATATTTATTACTAGATTAATCCTATTAGTAAAATCATAAAATAACTACATAAAATGGCAGAACAAATCATCTCTCCTGGAGTATTCCAGATAGAAACAGACCAAAGTATCTACACGCAACAGCCTCAAGAAATAGGCGCTGCTATCGTAGGTCCTACAGTATCAGGTCGTCCTTTAGTTCCAACGTATGTTACTACTTATTCGCAATTCCAATCACTTTTCGGTGAGCAATTCAAAAGTGGTAGCTATTATTACGAATATTTCACATCACAAGCTGCTAAAGAATACTTTAGCAATGGTGGAAAAACATTATTAGTAACTAGAATCATTAGTGGTTCATCAGGTATTAGTACGTATGCGACTTCAACTATTCCTGCCCTTGTAGGTACAGGATCATCATTCCAATTAGAAACATTATCTTGGGGTGCACAAATGAACAACACATCTAGTATGTCAAGTGGTTCATTAGACAGTGGCTCTATGTTTAACGTTCGTTGGGAAGTAACAGCAGTAAATTCAGGAAGTGGTACATTCACATTGACAGTTCGTCGTGGTGATGATAACAACAACACTAAAAATATTTTAGAAACATGGGCTAACATGAGTTTAGATCCATAACAATCTAACTATATTGCTCGTGTTATTGGTGATTTAAAACCAGTATACGTTGCAGCAACAGGTGGAAGTTCAGCTTATGTTAATTTCTCTGGATCATATTCAAATAAATCACAATACGTTCGTGTATCAGCAGTAACAGTTCCTCAAGTAGATTCAATCGACAATAATGGAGCATATAAAGCAACCCAATACAGTGGTAGTTTACCATTAGTAGGAAGTGGTTCATATGGTGGTTCATTTAGTGGTGGTGTAGTAGATACAACAGCTATTAAACAAATGAATGAAAATATCGGTACAGGTGCTGGTTACATAACTGGTTCTACAGGTAACATTCAGGGATTTGGAACAGCAGATTACGCATTAGCATTTAATTTATTAACAAATAAAGACGAATACCAATTCAACGTATTATTAGCTCCAGGTGCTGGTTTAGATAGTGCTGCAGCAGCTACAATGATTTCTACAGCAGAAGGTAGAGGCGATGCAATCGCAATTACAGATGCAGGTGTATATGGTACAGCAATTGCAACAGCAGCTCAAAACGCAGCTGGACAATCAAGTAACTACGCTGCTACTTATTATCCTTGGGTTCAATTATACTCAACTACATTAGGTAAAGTATTATGGTGCCCACCATCAACAGTAATCGGTGGTGTATTAGCATTTAATGATAATGCTGGTGCTGAATGGTTTGCTCCTGCTGGATTAAACAGAGGTGGTATTCCAAACGTACTATTAGCAGAACGTAAATTACAACAAACAGATCGCGATACATTATATAGTGCAAATGTTAACCCATTAGCAACATTCCCAGGAACTGGAGTATGTGTTTGGGGTCAGAAAACATTACAACGTAAACCAACATCTTTAGACAGAATCAACGTTCGTCGTTTATTAATTGCTTTAAAAGATTTCGTTGGAAGTGTATCTCGTACATTAGTATTCGAACAAAACACAACAGTAACAAGAAATAGATTCTTATCTCAAGTTAATCCATACTTAGAATCAGTAGTACAACGTCAAGGTTTATACGCTTACAAAGTAGTAATGGATGATTCAAATAACACACCAGATGTTATTGATAGAAACCAATTAGTAGGTCAAATTTATATCCAACCTACAAAAACGGCTGAATTTATTATATTAAACTTTAACTTACAACCAACTGGAGCAACGTTTCCAGGATAATAAATAGAATCATGTAGGGAAGCGCAAAGCTTCTCTACATATTTTTAAAATAATTAATATTTATTACTAAATATAATAATAACACTAACATGCCAGTATTAAACCCTAACGAAATAATGTTCACGAGTTTTGAACCACAAGTTCAGAATCGTTTTTTAATGTATATAGATGGTATCCCTGCATATTTAATTAAGAAAGCTAGTGCTCCTTCATTAGATGCTGGTGAAATCATATTAGATCACATCAATGTTTACCGTAAAATTAAAGGTAAAGTAAGATGGGGTGATATGACATTAGAATTATATAATCCAATTA